TTACCTTCATTGCGGTGTGCTACCTGTACGCCCCACGCTCCGCAAAGGACGCATTGCTCAATCTGGCCGACTGCGGCTAGCCATTTTTTATTGCGGTAGGTGCTACGCATGTTTCCTCCGTGCCGCGAGACGCAGCCATTTCTGATCCACCAGGCGGGCGGTGTAGCCTTTCAAGGTCGGGATGTCGGACGGCTTAACCACGGGCTTACGCTGGCGGCGCGCCGGAACGCGGAAGATTTCGTTGGTGATGACGCGGGAAAGTGGGCTACTCATTGCGCTCACCCTCAAATCGCCAGTTATAGCCTTTATGGTAAGATGATTGACCTGTGCAGCACCTGCTAATGCAGCCACTATCAAACCCATCACGAACCGCATCCATAGCGGCTGCGTAGCGGACCTCTTGTCCAGTAACACGGCATGTAGCGATTACCGCTTTACTTGAGTTGTGATCCTCACCGAATCTTCCGAGCTGATTTGGGATAACACCAAGATCGCTATAGGCATGGCGAAGATTGTTTGACGGAGTTGTCCATTCAAGGTTTTCAGCTCGGTTATCTTTTTTGTTGCCGTTTTTATGGTTAACAACTAATCCGTCGGCGTAACCGTCGCAAAATGCCATGGCGACAAGCCTGTGTGCCGCATACTTTTTGCCGCGAATCTTTATCTGAAGATAACCAGTGGTATGCACGTCAAACGGCTTTAAATCCTTACCTTCTAAAACCTTCTTGTAGCCACTCATCACGCTAACGGTGCGTGTTAAGGATCGGAATCGACCATGATTACTGACTTCATAATCGCTTGATATGGAGGTTTTTTCCCAAATCTCTTCTTCAAACATGGTCGTGTCCTTTTGAGTGATATTCGGAGTTGGCAGGGATCCGTAATTTGATACCGCGCTCAGCGCACCAGACTTCAATGCGGCGCAGGTAGAAGGTCATCTCTTCGGTGTCGAGTAGCTTGGTGGACTTCACCATCTTGGTTTCACCAAGGACGGTTACAGGCTTGGCGGGACAGAACATATCCTTCATAAATTCATGAAGGTCTTCCTCTGTTAGCTTGCTTTCAGCGTGCCGGTTGACGGCAGATGCAACGTCACCATTCCACATCCAGAGAAGGGCATTTTGGGAGAGGCTGCGCTTGTCCTTCCAGGGCTTGATGATGAGGCGATAGCAGTCGCCAGATTCCAGCATTGGCTGTATCTGCTGCCCGATTGCGGAAAAATTGGATTTGTGGAGACGGATGCCGTCTTTGTTCATGCTCATACGGCCTCCTTAACGGAAACCGCAGAATGCAGAAAATCGCAGGTGCATTTCTGCATCTGTGACAAGGTGAGGAATTCAGATTGTGGTCGCATTTAAGTCCCCTTAAATGCGAAGAAGTCACCGGAGTTGTTCAGGCTCCGATGACCTAATTATGGATGGATGATTATTGGAAATCAAACGTTGCTTGACGTTTAGTTATGCGTCGAATGGGTTAGGCATCATCGCTTATCCCTTTTCAGTTTGGCGATCGGGTTGTTCCACGCGTCAATATCCTCCTGGATAAGTTTTCCTTTCCCTTTGCATAGTTCGCATTTTTTCAGCAACCCAAAGCACTCAGGGCACTTAACAAACGGACCAAACTCTCTCTTCCATGAAAGCGAGCAAGCATTGATGATTATCTTGTTTAGGCTCTCCATCACGCCTCCTGCTGCGGTGCTGCTGGCAGTGGCATCCAGTGCGTGACATGCTCTACTAACAGATTATCGCAATAGAAATTCCAGTACCTGTCATACGCACCAGACCAAACTTCTCCATACTCATTGAATGCCAGGATGGCCTTAAACTGCTCCGGCATCCGCTCACTGCAAACCACCCAACCATCCGGAATCACCGGGAAGTTATCCTTTTCGTTGGCATCACCAAGATGGTTAACCATACCGAGCTTATCCTCGTGATGGTTCTTACCCTCATGTGTGAGGGATACATCGGCACCATGAAGCATGGCGGCGCGATGTTTTTCTAGGCTAACGAACTCTTCGACCTCGAACCCAAATCCGATAGCATCAACAGCCTCTTCAGCATCACGGGTGCACTTGTATAGCCTGCCATCTTCGTACTTGATTAAGTACAGGTCTGCCACTGGTTTAATGGTCATGATTTACCTCCCTGAAGCATGGCGGCGCGGTGTATAGCGGCGTTACGGTAATTTGGTACTCGTTTATATCCTCATCACTGATATTTGCGAAATAGCGGAGTATGCCTTTCTCTCCGCGACTACGGGCGTCAGCGTCCTGAATGATATACGCCACCGGCTCCGCTTCGAGCGATGCCAGCGCGATACGCGCCAGCTCTCGCACAACTTCCGGCGGTGCGTAACGATCATTCAAGTCATCCCATAAACGGAGCATGCTGTCGCTTTCGGGGTGAACATCCTCGTTTGTTCCGGCCAGAGCGGTAATAACCTCATCGGCTGCTTCAATGATTTTCTGCGCCTGCTCTTTGGTAATAGTGCTCATGGGTTAGTCCTCAGTACACGAAGTCGCACGTAAATTCATGCCCGCATTCCGGGCATGCCGTTTCATAGTCAAGAGTTGCCACGGTGTCCGTTTCGCAAATCTGAATAAACGAGCAGCCTTCATAAAGCTGAGGCCGCAAATCAAAAACGTGGTTACACTGCGGGCACTGAGTATCGAGTGACAAACTCCACTCTGCGGTTGTATCAGCCATATCACTCTCCTTTACCGGCTGCGGCGATATTGATGCCAGCGTTATCACAGGCAATGCGGAATGCCGCTTGAAGTTCTCGCGCAACGTGTGGCACATAGCCATCAAAGGCTGGCATTTTGACAGTCCGCTTCTCTGCGGCTTCCAGCTCATCCAGCAGCGCCAGCACGGTGGCTGGGTTGGCGGAGGCAATGAATACTGAATCAACCTTGAGGCAATGTTGCGCTACCGCTTTCACGCCAACCTTCACCTCATAGCCCCGCGCTCCTTTGTGTGGCTTGTAAGACTCCCAATTACCCCATGATGCAGCGTTTGCCGCATTGGCCGCTTCACGTAATGCGCGTTTGTCGATGTTGCTCATTGGGCGGCCTCCTTGCGAATCTGCTCCCTGAACAAGCGGGCTGAGACGATGATGTCTCTGATGCGTACTGATTTTTCGTCGAACTGCTCACCACCGTTTTTAATATGCGCATCCAGTTCTGCACTGTGATGCCGAATGAAAGCGTTGAGGTCATGCGCCCGCACTTCAGCCAGGAAGGCGTCGGTAGCCGGGGTTTCAGTGAACTCGCTAACCCAGTCGGGGCCAAATTCTTCGACGCACATCTTATCGAACTCACGCTCAGATTCTTTCAGCCCCGCATTCTCAGCAGCCAGCGCCGCGCATCTGGCTTCAGACTCGGCCAATTTATTGCGCAGACCATCAGCACAGTCATGCGCGCCACTGCGATTTCTCTGGAAAGAAAATCCGCAGTCGCAGTAAAAAACATTGTCTTTTTCGGTAATCATGCTGTCACTCTCCCCCAAACCATCAATACTCGCTTCATCGCCGCGCTGTTGCGGAACTCCTGGCAGATCACGTTTGTGTCCGTCCGCTGAATTAACTTCGACTTACCCTGCTTTATGCCCGGTATCGTGTCAGGGGCGTAGCGCTTGCCGTAACTGGTAAGGCTGTACAGGCGCTGGCCGTATTTTCCTTCACAGCTGATCAGGCCGTCGGCCAGCAGCGTGCTCACTGTCCCGGATATCTTTCTGGTATCCATGCCGATAAGCTCGGCCAGCTTGACGCTGTTCAGGCCTGGGTTATTGCGCAGGGCTGCCAGCACCTGCTCACGGATTGTTATGGTCATTTCCTACCCTCCGGATCCCATATTCACGAACGATTGCGAGCGAGATTACGGCTATTTCCCAACTCGATTTGTAAAGTGCTTTCCGCTTTTCATCGGTATCAACGCGCTGTATCCAGGCTGCATCGCCTTTCGAATACTCGTTGATAACGACATAGTCATCGCTGCATGCTTTCACGCTGCCCCCTTGGAACGGTAAGAATCCCACGTGAATGACAGAGTGCACCCGCCGCCATCGCTCATGCGGTCAATAACGCGCTCACTCACGAACGCTGCCAGCTCTTCTTTGGTCTGGTTGCTGATCAGGATGGTCGGCTTCATCCGCTCGTACCGGGTGTTGATGATTTCGAACATGATCAGCTTCTCGGCTTCACTGCCGAACTGGACGCCGACCTCATCGATGATCAACAGGTCCGGGGTGGTGAAGTGCGCAATCACGTCGTTCTCGCAGCGCGTCGCTGTTTTCGACCACGTTGATTTGAACTCACGGGCAATCTTCAGCGCGGTGGTGAAAATTACCGGGCTCTGGTGGTTCTCGATGACATAGCGGGCAATCGCCAGGGCAAGATGGTTTTTCCCGGTGCCCGGCTTTCCGCACATCACCAGACCGCCACCCTGCTTCAGGCGCTCCGGCCACTTCGCGGCATACGCCTGGCAAACACGCAGCGCGCGTTCTGACTCTTTGCCCACCGGCTGGTAGTTTTCCAGCGTGCACGTCACAAAGCGCTCAGGGATTTCGAGCTGGCGCAGCAGGCGATCGATGTTCTGCTGGCGCGTGCGGTCTTCCCAACGCTTTTTCTCGGCATACAGGAAGGTCAACTCATCGCGCAGGCAGCCCGGACAACGAGTCGGCGGTGACGGCAGCTTGATCAGGCTGCTGGTAAGCACGCGTTTACGCTGTTCGTATTCGCCGTGTTTCTCGCAAAGCACCGTTTCACAGACGATCTCGCAGTTAGGGAGTTGCTCTGGCGGCCTGCCGAGAACGTCCAGCATTTTTTCGATAGCGTCGATTTTTTCGAGCAGTTCCATACTCAGTCCCTCGCCCATGATGGGATTTCAGTCTGGCCATAGTCCTTGCCAGCGAAGTTCTCAGATACGCGTGACGGAGTACGGGAAGGCTGCTTGGCGCCCTTAGGCTCAAACAAACCCTGCCAGCCGTTAGCAATGCTCTGGTTGATAATTTCTTCAGGCTGATATCCGCTGCACTTGCAACGCTCGAGCAGGTTGATGGCCTGGGTAACTGTCTGCTGAGACTTGATCGGTTTCTTCAGGTCACGACGATAATCGACCCATGACTTCCAGACTGAAACTGACAGCCATTCAGGAAGCTCAACACCAGCCGGATCGAACGAAGCCGGTTTGGGGGATTTAGGGGGTTTATTAATATTGTCTTTATTGTCTTTTGTATGTTTGTCTTTTGTGTTTCCACCCTGGCTGAAAATGTCATTCCCACACGGTGTAAAACTTTCCTTCCCTGACGGTTGAAATGTTTCCATCACGGCAGAAATGTTTTCAACCGCTTGTGAAACTTTGATGTCGAACATCTCTCCGCGTATCATCTGTGCCTTGAGATTTTCGTGAATTACTGGTTCCATTGCGCCAGCATGAAGGCTGAAAGGAGACACGAAGAAAACCTTAGGGTTCTTGCCTTCAAAGTAGTGTCGAACCTCTTTCAGTCTCTCTTCAGACTTTCTGGTGGTAAAGCCAATCTTTACAGGCCCGCATTCACTTTCAGCAAAAACATAAATATACCCGGCCTTGTTTTTTGTAGCCCCGTATTCACGCCTGCGCTCTGGCTTACTTATCTGCCATTCTGAAATCATCTTGTTTATGCCGACATGACGACCGGACTGTGTCAAAACTGACTTGCGGATTAGTTCGTTTTTCGCTGTTGAGCAGCGAGTGGCGGCCAGGCCGGTCAGGGCAGATAACTGATCATTGCTTACCCAGTCTGCCTTTTTGTTGAAACCGTATGTTTTGCGCATTACTGCCATGAAGACCAGCAGCTGATGCTGAGACAATCCAGCCAGCATGACAGCCTCCAGAAGTTCATTGGCGATGCGCGTATAGCCATCATCAAGATCTGCCACGCGCGGCTCCTTAGGTGCCACGTCAGGCACAGGGAAATTGATTACTTCGGCAGTGTTTGCCATAATTGCTCCTGTGAATTGATCCAGTTAATTCCACCTGAAAGCCGTTGGTGTTAGCGCACCGCGGCTTTCCCTTCAATCCCAATAAATCCTTCATGCCTTGTTCTTTTGGCTTCCAGATAGCATTCAATTGCGTCCTGTTTTTCAATGAATTCTCCCAGCTGAACCATCCTCCCATTCACTGAAATTCGAGCGGCCCATTTACGATTAGCCTTGACATACAAGACTCCGGGATGTCCGCTGGTGTTGTGCTTTGGTATTCTGGAGTTCTGCATATTTACCGCATGAGAAACCAGGCGAAGATTTACCCATCTGTTGTCCGCTCGATCGCCATTGATATGGTCGACCTCCAAACTGGCAGGAGGTAATTTTCCTGTCATGAAAAAGAAAGCTAATCTGTGCGCCTGAAAACACATGCCGAATAGCGCGATACGCACATAACCCTGCTTATTAACCGTCCCCGCAACCTCACCTACTTTCGAGCGGTTATTGGTTGACTTAACCCTGGTGAATGCACCGGTATCAGGCTCATAGGTTAAAAAATCAGGGATTTTCCTTAGATTTTGCTCTGAAAAATTTTTAATCTCGTTCATGCTTCAAAATCTCCCTTCACTCCATCCCGGTTAGAAATCAGGATGGCCAGCAGCAGCGACATGTTCGGGACCAGATTCTCGCGCCACCGGCTGACTGTGGATTTGTTGATGCCAGCTACCTCGGCTATCCGGGCGGTACCCAGATCAGCGATTTGACGCTGCACCCAACTCTCAATTCGTCGTGCCTCCGCTTTGTTGCGTGTCGTTAAGGTTTCCATTTGCGATACTTCCTCTCATGTAATTGGTTATGGCCGCCGGTCAGGCGGCAAAGATTCCTGGGTACAGAACTTCACGGGGAAGCCCGGTAACTTCTTCGTACTTGCGCATTTTTTTAACTGGAAGGGTGCCACCTCGCTTTTTGAGCATGTTGATGGCCTGAGGCGTAACGCCTACCTTCTCAGCCAGCACCTTTTGAGACCCACCGACTGCGTTGATGGCTTTCTCAAGCGGCGTGCTGGACTGTGATTTTTTGTTGATCATGATTTGCTCCGCTCATGTGTAATCAACACCATGTTAATTCATGATGTGGACTTAATCAACATAATGGTGATGGAAAAAATCCACATGTTGTTTACCATGCAGGGAGCGGAGGGTTTTATGACTACCATTTCTGAAAGAATTAAATTTTTACTGACCAAAGAGGGGTTGAAGCAGCGCGATCTGGCTGACTCGCTATCAACAAGCCCGCAGACCGTACACAACTGGATTAAAAGAGATTCATTAAGTCGTGAGGCTGCTCAACAAATCTCTGAAAAGTTTGGATATTCTCTTGATTGGTTGTTAAGCGGAACTGGTTCACCAAAAAAGGACCGGGAAAGCAGCATTCCTCTCGAGTCTGAATGGGGTGTTGTAGACTCGTGGGACAAAAACACACCGATTTCTGCTGACGAGGTTGAAGTGCCGTTTCTCAAGGATATTGAATTTGCGTGTGGTGATGGTCGCGTTCAGTGTGAGGATCACAATGGCTTTAAGCTGAGATTTTCCAAAGCAACTCTCAGACGGGTTGGTGCAAATAGCGATGGTTCTGGCGTGCTTTGCTTCCCTGCGTCTGGGGATAGTATGGAGCCCGTTATACCAGATGGGGCCACTGTCGCAGTGGACACAGGCAATAAACGCATTATTGATGGTGAGCTGTATGCCATCAACCAGGGCGAGTTAAAACGAATTAAACAACTATACCGCAAACCTGGTGGAAAATTATTAATTCGCAGTATTAATCGTGACTATGATGATGAAGAGGCCGAAGAATCGGAGGTGGAGATTATAGGTTTTGTTTTCTGGTATTCAGTTCTAAGATACCGTAGATGAATATCGCGAAAAGGAATTGATATGAGGGCCATAAAAACAATTTTACTCGTCAGTCTTTTGCTTAGTGGCTGCGCAACAGAATTAGACAATAAAATCAGAAGCGTTGACAAAGCTCCTACAATGCAAAATAAACGAGACTACCTCTTAAGCTATTCAGAGCAAAAGGGCTATTCAGCGACTGCTGCAAGAGCAAAATTTCTCAAATATGGCTCTGAAGATGAAGCGTTCTTGTCGCATCTGGTTGAAAGTTGCAAAGCAAGCGATCGCAGAAGCTGCGTCCAAAAGTTCTACGAGAAAGCTGCCAATGATGCTGAGCAGCAAAAAAGAAGCAAGTGCTTTTCAGATGAAGTTTGTAAGAAGAATTTAGTAATCGAAGAGAGCACGACTGAGCTCAACGATAAATATTACCAGGTTGTTTACTATAACCACTATCAATCTGGTGATGCTGATCGTCTTGCAAGAATGGTATGCAGCGCGATATCGAATAACCAAAAGTCAGGAATGCCATTTGACCAGGCTGAATCCGTAGTAAGGGGAATAAGCGGAGTAGACCCAGTAAGCAGAGAAATGCTTGTTGGTGTAGGTAATGCATGCTGGAACCTCAGTTATTATGGATTCAAGGATCCATTATCAGCGTTGCGACCATTACGCTAATAAAGCCGGCCATTGCGCCGGTTTTTTACTTTTTGATTGCCGCACTCCCACTTCTTACTATCTCAGCCGCATCCCGGTTAACCCCCTTACCTATGACGTTGCCCGCCTCTCTCCGGTACTGCTCAAGTTTGTCTATGATCGCCTCTTGGTTCACAGGTAAGTCAGCAAACGACAGCTCCATCACCGCCCTCCCGACTGCATGAGCCATCATATTCACGCGCTCTTCATCCAGTTCCATACCCTTCTCCCGCATATAGCCTGATTTTTTCAGCATAAAACCTGAAGCACAAAAAAATAAATCAACATTAAAATCAACAAGAAAGCATAAATTCAACAAAATAAATCAACACAGTGTTGACCAGTAAATCCACATGATGTTTAATTACCCCATCGAAACGAAACATCGACAGCTGAGCGAAGTTAGCCAGCGGCGAAGTGGAGATTCGGTCAGTCGAACGGCGCGACAGTAAACCATGCGTCGGCCCCATGGCGAGCCAATGGAAGGTTCCAATATGCGGGATTACACAACCTAATGTTTTCTTACGAGAGATCAGTATGTTGAGTAATTGCATTGAACATAAACAAAAACAGCTTTATGGACAGACCTCCACGACCGTCAATGGGAAAACAGTTTCTATCAAGCTGCATCGAAAGGCCTATTGCGAAGATCGTGGCGTTAGCCTTGAGAGCATTAAAGGGATGGTAATTCTTCACAAATGCGATAACCCACGTTGCATTAACCCAAAACACCTAGAGCTAGGCACTCAGCTCGACAATGTTAGGGATATGGAATTGAAAGGTCGCGCCAAGCACGTAACTGGAGAGAAGAACGGCGCAGCCAAGCTGACACCAGAAGATGTATTCGCGATACGAAGCTCACCGCTTAGTAACAGAAAAATTGCAGCTGTCTATGGGTTATCGCCTTCTTACATCAGTTCTATTCGATTGCGGAAAAAATGGAAGCACCTGTAGCCCGCCCGGCGGGCTCAGGGAGAGCGGCAATGGTGCGTAACTGGAATGTTTTGGGCTGGCAGACGGTTATCAGCTAGTTGGTGAGGTAATGGCTCACCAAGGCGACGACGACCTTCCCTGCTTCATTGTTGGGAGCCAGCGCCAAAGCATTTCTCCCGCATCAGCGGGTAACGACAGAGCCAGCCTCAAGCACCGGGCGCCGATGCTTGGTGATGGTAATACTGCCATCTCAACCGCACAGGAGACGATGATCCTGTTCTGGTTGGATTGGAAAAGTCTTCTTGGCCCGCCAGCGCGCGGGCATTTTTTTGGAGGTTGCATGTTTGCTACTGACATCTCACTGAAATACGGCACTCATCAGCCAGAGACGATTCTGGAAACAATGCCGATTGAAGAAGCCTCCGAAATCATCAAGGAGAAGCTTCGTGATGAAGTGCGCCAGGAACTCGAGTGCGAGTATGGCGATCGCCTTTATGAGGCTGAAGAAGAGGCATCAAACTGGGAAAGCAGAGCTGATGACTATGAAAGCGATGCGACTTGCCTGGCTAAGGCCATAAGAGAGGCTTTTGAATCTGCCAGCTTTGAAGATGCAAAGGTGATCCTCCAGCGAGCGATGCACGACCATAAAGACTATTTCTGAAGACCCGCCACGGCGGGTTTTTTCATACCTCAGTCGCTTCACCGAGGCGGCTTAGTTATGACAATCGGCGGCCATCCACCGCCCATTGAAACACTGAATAAATGCGTTGAAGTCTTGTATTAACCGTTCCGTTCGCCGCGATAAGGCCAAGAGGATTTATGAGCACTGTAAAGATGATTGGCGCCAGTCCACTAACTGGAACAATTTTCGAAGGACGACTTAACCCAGTCAAAAGCTGCTGGGTTGGAAAGAAAACAGATGTTACCGATATGGTTCTGAGAGCTACCGCTGACCACTTCTACGTTGTGAAAAAGGATTATGCGTTCCCGTTACGAGACGGAAAGGTGGCTGTGTTGAGCATGCAGATTTTTGATGAAATGCCAGAGCGATTCATTGGTGGCACGGAGCATGGCGAATGATGACAGTCACCCACAACGGCAAGCAGTACACCGCCAAAAAGCTCAACGATAACGAGTGGCAGCTGACGTCGGTATCGGCACCACGCGACAAGCTGACACTGAACCGCTGGCAGATGCATATCGCTGGCCTCCTGAAACAGGTTGAGGTGAAGGTATGATCGGAATGCACTATGGCACCGCATCAGTGCCACGTAGCGAGGTTTTACCGGGCACAATGCTGCAACACCACGGCAAAACTTATCGCGCCTCTGCGAACGTTGAGAAAGGCCTGTACGCCTTCAACATCTTCGAAAAAACCATCATCAAAAGTGATTCCGTCGTTGTGCTGCTGAATGAGCGCGGCGAGCCAATGGTTCACTGATACCAACCACCCTGTTCAACCGATCGGCCTGGCTCAATGCGGGCGGGATCTGCACATCCAAATTTTAGGAGAAACCATGAGCGAAGTAACGGACTTAACTGTCATCGAAATAAAGCCGGAACAGGCGCCAGTGCTTTACGTAGCGGGCGGCCTTGATGCTTATCTCGAGCAAATCCGCCAGGCAGTAAACGAAGTGCCGGACCTGTCCACGAAGAAAGGACGTGACCGTGTCGCCTCTCTGGCAGCGCAGGTATCACGCAGTAAGACGGCAATTGAAAAGCCGGGCCGAGAGTACCTGAAGCGCCTGAAAGAGGCTGTGCGACCTGCTGAGGCCGAAATTAAGCGTTTCGTTGATGCATGTGACGAGCTTCGCGACGCAACCCGCCGCCCACTCACCGAATGGGAAGCCGAGCAGGAACGCATTAAGGCTGAAGAAGCCATGAACGCGCTGCACGCCGAAGCGCTGGAAATGAACATCAAGTTCGATCAGGAGTTGGCGGCCAAGTTCGAAGCAGACCACGAAATGGCTCTGCTGATGAACAAGGATTTCGACCGTGACCGCGAAGAGCAGCGCCGCCTGGCGGAACAGGCTCGGCGTGAGCACGAAGAGCGCATTAAGCGCGAAGCAGCAGAACAAGCCCGCCGCGATGCCGAAGCGAAGCACAAAGCGGAGATTGAAGCCGCAGCGCGCCGTGAAGCCGAAGAGAAAGCCCGTGCTGAACTGGCGGAACGCCAGCGCATTGAAGCGGAACAGCGTGCGGAACGCGAGAAGAAGGAAACCGAAGAGCGTGCGCGCCGCGAAAAAGAAGAAGCCGTTGCCGCCGAGCGCCGCCGCCAGGAAGAGGCAGAAGCCGCCCGTTTGGTCGAAGAGCAGCGCAAAGCTGAAGAAGAAGCGCGCCGAGCCGCAGACAAAGAGCACCGCCGCACCGTCAATCGTCGTGTCTACGCAGATCTGATTGCTCAGGGCATCCCAGAAGAATACGCACAGAAAGCAGTGCTGGCGATCGCTGGCGGCAAAGTGCAGGACGCGCACATCAAATATTGAGGTGATTCATGAATATCACATGCGAGTGCGTGGACATGCGCACATCTGTCGGCCCCCACAACACCATCAAAGTTGAGATGGAAGGCGTTGTGCTGGCCGGTACCGTTAAAACCCGTGACGTACTACCTCAGCTCGACGGCGCAGAAGTCATCGAATGGCTGGTTGAGCAGGGTTACGTCATCACTCATCAGGAGCATGCAGCATGACGGCAGCAGAACGATGGGATGAAGAGTCGTTTCTGCGCCTTATGCGTGACGTGATACCGGATAAAGCGGAGAGCGATGACGAGCCGGTTAACCTGGCAGCAGAGCGGCAGAATCCGGTCATTAGTTGGGATGAATTTGCGGGAGATTTCACATGACCGAGAAGAAGGTTTACGCAGCAATCAGCGGAGTCGCTTCAGCTCTAGCTGAGAAGGGTATCAGCAAAGAGAGGAAGCAAGGGAGTCAGGTCAATTACGCGTTTCGTGGTATCGACGACATTTACAACGCGCTGGCCCCGGAGTTGGTAAAAAACAAGCTCCTGATCCTACCCCGCTACACCGAACGCACCAGCGTCGAGCGAACCAGCAAAAATGGCGGTGCGCTGTTCTACATCACGGTTCGTGGTGACTTCGATTTCGTCAGCACCGAGGACGGCAGCATCCACACCGTCACCACCTATGGTGAAGCGATGGATAGCGGCGACAAGGCCACAAACAAGGCCATGTCGATAGCATACAAATACGCGGCGTTTCAGGCGTTTTGCATCCCAACTGAGGAAACTGCAATCGACGCGGATGCCGAAACCCATCAGGTGCAACCGGCAGATGCCGATCAAATTCTCGCCGAATTTACTCAGTACGCCAGTACTGAAAACGACAGCAGAAAATTGCAGGCGCAATACGCGACAACATGGTCACGTCTGAATGGTTTTGCTGAGCACCAGGCCAAATGCAAAGACGTTACTGGTATTCGACTCAAAGAACTTAAACAGGCGGCTTAAATGGCAAAGGGCATCAACAAAGTGATCCTCGTCGGCAACCTCGGGCAAGACCCCGAGGTCCGTTATCTTCCGTCCGGCGGCGCAGTGTGCAGCCTGACACTGGCGACATCTGAGTCATGGCGAGATAAAGCCACTGGCGAGCAAAAAGAGCATACGGAATGGCATCGCGTTGTTCTGTTCGGAAAGTTGGCTGAGGTGGCCGGAGAATACCTGCGCAAAGGATATCAGGTCTATATCGAGGGTCAGCTGCGCACCCGCAAATGGACAGATCAGGCTGGCGTCGAGAGGTACACCACAGAGGTGGTGGTAAACGTCGGCGGAACGATGCAGATGCTTGGTGGCCGTCAGGGCGGTGGAGCGGCATCGTCAGGTGGAAGCACGGCGCAGGGCGGAAATCAGTTTAGCGGCGGCGCGCAGTCTCGCCCGCAGCAGCAGTCTGCACGTGCACCTTCTAACGAGCCACCAATGGACTTTGACTCAGACATACCATTCTAGGAGCCGAATATGAAGACCTGTTCCAGATGCAATCAGCAGAAGGAAGAAAGGGAATTTCAGATTAGAAGAGCATCCAACGATGGACTTTCAGCAGCATGTAAAGCCTGCTTATCAGATTACGATCGCAGTAGAGCAAACCTTCCCCAGCGAGTTAAGGCTCGCGCTGAGTACCAAAAATCTGACAGAGGAAAAGCCAGAGGCAATGCTGCAAAAGTCAGGTTCTCATTAAGAAACCCATGGAAAAGAAAAGCCCACATCATCGTGGGCAATTTTTTGCGCGATGGGAAGTTAATCCGGCCTGTGACATGTGAGACCTGTGGGGTTAAGTGCAAGCCGCAGGCCCACCACTGCGATTACAGCAAGCCAACCGAAGTTATGTGGCTCTGTACTTCATGTCACAGCAATTGGCACAAATTCAACACACCAATTTACCCAGAGAATGCATCTCCCGGTCAGGAGAAACCAATGAACAAATTTACCCCCGAGTATCGAAAATATCTTCTCCGTCCAATCCCTGACCGGAAGCTTTCACCCTCTGAGCGAGCCGATCGCAAAGAGCTTTACCAAATTATCCAGCAAGAAAGAGCCAACGACGATTCCCCCCCTTCCCCATCCAACTACACGCCAGCCGACCCATATCTCAACGACAACCGTAAGGGCCTCGGCGGCGCTTCAAGGAGTGACTAATGACTCACGCTCACGACGACATCATGGTTGGCACACTGTGCCTTCCCTTCATTGGTAACGGCTGGCTAATGCCATGGGGTGAAGTGGTCAGCAATCCATTAAAGGCGCAGCGGCTCGCTGAGGAATATCGGGAAAGGCAGGAGGCGGCATGACAGATTCAACAATCTTGGACATGTGCTGCGGTTCTCGCATGTTCTGGTTCGATAAGCGGGATGATCGGGCTGTGTTCAGTGACATCCGTGCCGAACAGCATGAGTTATGTGATGGCCGCCAGCTTGTAATCAGCCCCGACTTGATTGCCGACTTCCGCGCTCTGCCATTCCCTGACAACACTTTCCCTGTCGTGGTATTCGACCCGCCGCATCTTGAACGCGTTGGTGACAATGCATGGATGGGGAAAAAGTACGGCAAGCTCAACAAGGAAACGTGGCTTGATGACCTACGCGCTGGGTTCGAGGAGGCATTCAGGGTGTTGTGGCCACACGGCGTGCTCATCTTCAAATGGAACGAAACGCAGATCCCGGTTAGCCAAATTCTGGCGCTGACAGACGTAAAGCCGATCATCGGCCAGCGCACAGGGAAGAACGATAAGACCCACTGGATAATCTTCATTAAGGGAGAATCCAATGTTCAAGCTAATCCAGCGCGGCCAGATATTCGCTGATCGTCATGGGTGGCCCGTCATCATTGAAGGGGTCAGGAATGATGTCGTGCGCTACAGAAGAAACGGCAGGATTGGTTACGCATCAATCTACCGACTTAATAACGACTTCGAACCGCTCGACCACCGGGAGGCGGAGCAGATCCGCGCCGAACTCGAGACGAGCGAGCACATTAAACGGCTTCGCACTATGCGTGCGGCATGAGGAGAGATATGAGCACTATTCAGGATATTCGCAACCAACTGGCAACCATGGCTACAGAGGCGCACAAGGTAGCGTGCTCCCTCGACATTGGTGACGAGCGTACGGAAGCATTCGAGCTGTACGAAGCGCTTCGCCGGCTACAAAGGCAGG